TATCCTGTATAGGATACATGCAGCAATCCCACCAATATAGATCTTATGATACTTTCGAGTATTAGTATCCTGTATAGGATATATGCAGCAATCCCACCATAATAAATCTTATGATACTTTCGAGTATTAGTATCCTGTATAGGATATATGCAGCAATCCCACCATAATAAATCTTATGTTTATTACTTTATTTACTTATTATTTTTGTATTTTTATTTTGCCAATAAAAATAAAAATACAAAAATATACACAACAAATATTATTTTACATTATTTTTTCAATTCTTCAAATAGCCCTTGATGATCTCGGAAAAGTTTTTGCAATTGAAATCGATGCTATTTCTCAGAGGACATCTAAGAAACACACTACCTACATTGCTCTCTGTATCGGCTATTTCTGAGATTTTATTTCGGATTTGAGAATTTAAATATTTGAAGAAACAGTCTGTATGAAAGTAAGAACCACACATGACCTTATTGTTAGAATCAAACACTGGTACGGCGATCTTTTTTTCATTGTTTTTGATTGTGTCGCAACAAATACAGCAGAGCTCTTTAGATTCTTCGCCCTTTTTTTGTGGTTCTTTGTGCTTCTCAATAATAACAGGCATGTTTCGAATATTCCACATTATTTTTTTGCCTGCCATCTTTTCGATTCTTTTACAAGCCTGCTCATTGTATTTTAAAATCATATATGGTTCTGACGTATTTGGAAACTTCATGCAATAATCGGTCCTTAAGTTGATTATATCTCTGATGACTTTGAATTCAATCTCCTTTTTTTCCACAAAACTTAAATTATCAATTCCAGTTCCGGTACAGCTTGATAAATTAATAATTTCGTGACCGGTCATAACAAACCCATTGCAAATAAAGTCGAGCTTTTTAAACGGAGGCATCAAATACTTTGAGTTTGAAACAACCACATCTATCTTAATATTGAATTCAACCCCGTCTGAAATATAAGGGATGACGCCAAATAAGATTTTAAAATCATAGCTGTAAAAACTTCCACAAGGCCTGTCGATATAATCATTGGCCTCTTTAGGTATGAAAGTGTTGTCGATCTTAACATTTGTTACACCGAATCTTTGATTTATAATCGATGTAATTTTGGTAATCATGTTATCAAGATCCGATTCGCTATAAACACATACGTCAATATCATTCGGAATAAGAGTTCTCAACAAAGTGTCCTTGTCTATTTTTTCGTTCCAGAAATCTTTCCCCGTAATCTTGTTCATATCATATTTATTCCAGAAAAGATTCTTGTAATGCTGAGAGATTATGTAATCTCTAACAAAACCGCCATAAATGATCCCCTTACAGTTGAAAATAACATTTTTAATATCCGAGAAAATATTATTTTTAATGTAATTAAGATTGTAGGAAACCTTGATATTGTCGGACATCTTAGAGACTTATCAGAGACTTCTTAGAGATTTATCAGAGACTTCTTAGAGACGACTTCTCGGAGACTTCTTTGAGACTTTGATAAACTATATGTGAGACGAATGTGTAAATATTTGATTATACAATTTATCAATTTTTACATATTTAGCAAAAAAATAAGCCATATTACAGAAGGTTACGAAGTTACGAAGTTACGAAGTTACGAAGTTACGAAGTTACAAATATATGTTGCGATTTACCATATTCTCGCGAAGTCTAAGATAGACGCTGCGTTTTTTCTTATCATTAATGATATCTTTATAGTTTTCACAGATAACGCTATCAATATGTTTAAACGTGTTTGTATAATTGTATATATTATTAATATTTGGATAACTCGGGCATCTCATGATATTCGGGCGTTTAGATGCGTAGGCATTTTGCGGTACCAAATAAGTAACTGCAAGTATAGTAGCTGCAATAGTAAACTTCTGCATTTATATAGGTAATATTTATTGTATATTCAAAATCAATTTTTATATTTTACTCATAAAAACGCATTTTTATTTTATGCTCAATAGCAATTTTTTATATTCTTCCAAATTCATTATTCCCATGTCACGATTACAAGATTTACAACAAGGCTGCAAATTATCGAGAGAAATATCACCACCTAAAGCATATGCTATTATATGTGAACATTCCATTTCCTTAAACTCTATTACATTATCGCATACATAACATTTACCAGTCATATCACCAGAATTATATTTTTTCCATACCTTTTTTCTAATATCATAAGGGATCGTCTCTCTTTTCTTTCGCCTTTCAATAATATTTTTTTGATAATTCCATGACCTGCAACATTTATATCAGAAGAGTTTGATAATATATGAATTGCTATATCCAACCACTCATAATTTCTAAATATTCCCAAAAAACATACATTGGGACACTTAGTTTTCTCTTGCTTTTTCCTACAAAGCTCGTATTTAGCTGTAAAATTATTTACATATGAACCATAGCATAAATCATTGTTTAGCGCGGTCTCAAATAAAACATTAAGATCTTTGATAATACTAATAAAATCTTCTGTTGTCTTTTTGTGCTTACCTAAAATATCAATTATATTTCTCGATTTTACGTGTTTACCGAGATTATGCAAAGATATGTGTGGACAATTGTATCTTTCCATTATCTTATCATTATCCTCGTCATTATAATGGCCCCTGAAGTAATTCTCGGTATAATAGTTTACTAATTTCTGTATTATATCCTTCTCGCCCGACGCAATATTAAATATGGGTCTTATTGGCGAATGCTTGTTGATTTTATAAAAATAATCATTAACTTCTTCTTCGCTATTCACATTATATTTTACAATAGGTATCAGTATATTATCAATATTATATCCTTGATCACGTAATCTCGAATAGGCCTCCAGTCTATGCTGACCATCCAAGATATACCCTTTATTTTCTTGTAAATTATAAGCTACCGTGAAACTCTGAATCATAGAAAAATTATTATATTTTTTATATTCGGATACTTGGTCTCTAATCATTCTGTCTATATGTGTATTATCAACGATTCTTTGTATTTCTGGTACTTTATAATTATCAATCAAATATGTTATAGGTTCCAATATCAATTCTGTACGCATTCTGTGTAAAATTACGGTTTGTAATATAATATATTATACTAACTATATCACGCTTATATTTTATATGTATTTGGTAATTATAAATTATATCTAAGTTATATAGATTAGATTATGAGTAATAATATACCAAAATTAGCGGTGTGTATTAGAAACACAAGTTCATGGGGACACGTTAAACCAGAATTCAAATTTGATTCTAATAAATTTAATAAAAGCAGTGTTCTTAAAAATCTTCCATTAATGTCTCCTAAAATACATGCATTACTTGAAAAGATCAAAGCGTTAGACGAAGAAGATATGAGAAGAGATGGAAAATACTATAAACATATTATATATAGCGATGTAGATGGAACAAACGGTGCTAAAATGGTAGCCTCGTCAATGATTGCGAATGATTATACTTTAATATATAATAATGGTATAATAAAAAAAAATATAAATGACTATTACAAGACTTTCGGATTACTTACGAAATCAACGGTTAACAAAAAGCCACTTCCAATAAAACTAAAGAAGAATATGATGAATATTATGAACAATCGGGAGAATAATGTAAATGGCAAAGACATGCGCTTTATAATATTAGACTCGGGCTTTAAGGAAGGAATAGATGTATTTGATGTTAAATATATGCATTTATTGGAACCTTTAATAACAGCCGCAGAAAAAACGCAAGTTATCGGAAGAGGTACGCGGTATTGCGGACAAGCCGGTCTACCATTTATACCAAATGATGGGTGGCCACTTCATGTATACACATATAATATAAAATACAACGATGATATGACTGTTCACGACCTATTTAGAAAACATAGTAATGAAAATGTAAGCGTTTTTAACTTTATAGCAGATATGGAGGATATTCTTATGGCATCTGCAGTAGATTTACCATTAAACGAGAATCTTCATATAATGTCTTTGAATAATAATAGATTTTACAATTATATTAAGGACATTATAAGGCGCGATAATCACCTTATACAAATAAGCAATAATGGAATAATTTATAGAAATGATGTAGACAAGATAGATTGTAAAAATAATTGCAAAGGTATTCTTTCTGCTAAAGCAGATAACTTTAATCCTATAGAAATATTGTTAACTGCCGCATTACATATAGTAAAAATCAACTATGTAAAAAGATTACCTAAAATTAATAAATCAGATTCGAATGATAATAAATCATGGGAAGGAGCTATTATTAAGAAAATAACTTTTGATGAAAATGATACGAAGGTCATAAAGGCTTTTAATAAGAAATCTCCTTATGAAACTCTCTGCGGTTTTATAAGTAGCCGAGACGATTATTGCGATACGGTTAACGAGATATGGAAAAATAGCAATGCATTTATAAACAAACACGGCAGCATTTTATTGGATAAATTAGAGGAATTATTTAAATATAAAAAGATAAATATTAATAATTACAAAGATATATATAGATTTATAAAAGAAACCAATAAAAAGCATAAGGCTACAGAGAAGCCGCCTGCTAAAAAATTAGATTATATTGAACTATACAATTACATAATCAAAAACTATAAAAATTATATATGGGATATCCCGCAAGTTAAAAATAAATGTATTGATCAACCTATAGAAGAAAAAAAGAGTAAAGAAGAAGAGAATGACGATAAGATAGTATCATTTACAAATACTCAAATGTTTGTTCAAAAGTATTTGACTCCTCAATCTCCATATAAAGGATTGTTTCTATATCATAGCGTAGGCTCTGGAAAAACCTGTACTGCTATAGCTACGGCCACAAATACTTTTAATAAAGAGGGCTATACAATTATTTGGGTTACGCGATATACATTAAAAGAGGATATATGGAAGAATATGTTTGTAAAAATTTGCAATATAATTATCAGAGACAAATTGAAGAGCGGGGAAATCAAAGAAATACCGAATACTCATTTAAAACGCATCGAATTACTTGGGGCTAATTGGATCCAGCCTATATCATACAAGCAATTTACAAATATGATAAAAGGTAAAAATAAACTATATGATATGATGGTACAGCGAAATGGAACAACAGATCCTTTTAAGAAGACTCTTATAATCGTTGATGAGATTCACAAAATATATAGCAATACTTTATCAAATATGGAAAAGCCGAACCCCGAAGTATTACAAAAAATGATTCAGAACTCATATGCTGTATCTGGAAAAGATTCATTGCGTCTGCTTCTTATGACTGCTACGCCATTTACAAATGATCCCATGAGCTCTATAAAAATATTAAACTTATTATTGGAAAAAGATAAGCAGATGCCCGAGGACTTTACGTTATTTAAAGAATTATATTGTACACAGAATGGGATAATAGATAACCATAAAATAATGGATTTTATGAATAATATAGCGGGATTAATAAGTTACATAGATACGCGAGGAGACAGGAGTAAATTCGCATATCCCGTAGCAATGGATGTTATATGTAATATAGATGTAAATTATAAAAATATGGGTTCAAGTCTAAATAATATAGAAGAGAATATGAACATTATTATAGCTAAATTGAGTAATGATAAGGAGATGCTCGGAAAAGAAGAAATTAAAACTTTAAAAGCCGAATTAAAAAAATTAGAAAAGGATAAAAAAGCCGTAATTAATAAACTTAAAGAACCTAAGAGTATACTCGATTATATCAATAAATGTTTCGCAGAAAAGAAATAGGTGCGTAATAATTCGTATAAGAATTATCAAAAAAATAAATAGATAATGTATATATTAATATTTTATGCTTTGTGTGTTACATTAATTTTGTTCGGATTTTATCATTATATCACTGTTAAGAAAGAATATGAAGAAGATCCTTATAAAAAGTATGATATATTGTCTGATCTCTTTAGTGTAAACAATATAGTTATATTTACAATAATATATTCAGTATCCTTCGCTTTAATATATTTTTCATTTGATGATAAGACAGATATATTATCAATGATTGGTGTAATAGATAATGATTATAGTAAACTAAATAATATAGCAAAGACTACTTTGATTAACCCAAATATATTAAAAAATACTACAGAGCCTATGAGTGCAGGATTCGAACCTTACAATAGCAGCGGAGGTTCTATAGATAGTAGCGATAGCGACAATAGCAGTAATAGCGATAATACTTCCGTAAGTTCTAATGATTCTGATTAAAAACTATAGTGCCTATATCATGGAACAATTATTATAGTAATATTTTAATGGAATATAGATTTCGAGTTGCGGTCACGGCTACAGTCACTGTTACATTTGCGCTTTCTACTTAGAACAAATAGTCTTAGGATCAATATTTAGAGCCTTCAGGAGTCTTTTATAGAATTGTAGATTAAAATTTGCTACAGTACAGTTCTCATATTCCTTAATAATATTATCCTTAATACATAGTTTTTGAGCAAGTTCTTTTTGAGTAATATTGAGAGCTTTACGTCCATCAATAATAGCTTGTGCATATTCTCTGGTAATTTTATTCAATTTAGGGATATCATCTTCGATTAACCTAACAAACTCCTTATGTCCCGGCTGATTAGGAACATTCTGATGTTTTTGTTCCTTACTTTTATTCTTCAGAACAACAGGTTCCCAGTCTTGGTAGTTTACAGAGTTCATTTTATTATAGATAATAATATTATTAAACAAAATAGTCAATTTTTATTTTTCAAAAACGAGTACATAATTTATTTTCCTCTCAACTTTTAAAAACTTTTTGAAATTTCCAAAACTTTTTCAATTATGTACTCAAATTTATTTTTTGATTATGATATAAATTATATAAAAAATGATAAATAATACTACCGTAATGTTTAATAATGGATAACAATAACAATAACAGCCCTCTATATCAGAGGGCTGGAGAGATTATCGTGTATAGATATAAGAATGTTAAGGATATTCCTGAAAAATACAAGTTCCTTTATGTTAATTATATCCCGCCATCTGTAGGAGTTAAAAGAAAGTTCGATGATTGCAATGTTTAGTAAAATGATTTATCTTTAATATTATTAACTATATAATCTAAATAGTAATCCTTGTTTATTGAATGAGCCGAGATTGGTTTGAATTTACGTCCGAAAAAACAAGGGCTTCTCAATAAATGTATAAGTTCGGCATTTGTTATATGTATATAATTTTTAAGTTCTCTATCAGTAACATACTTATAATCCATACCTTCCCAATTTGCAAAGGTCGTTGCTATTTCAGGCGGCGAATTATAAGATGTCGCCTTTATTTCTTCGTAAAAAGTATCCTTATAGGTATAAGATAGATAAGTAATATAACATAATTCATCGGCAGCATAAGCCTTCTTAAACCATTGAAAATACTCTGTATTATTAACTAATAACTCACTATGTTTTCTATTTAATATGCACCACTGAGATGCTTTATTTAAGTATTTTATATCAATATATTTTAAGGCCTCTACGCAATCAGGCAAACATTCTTCGGGATTCGCTATATGAAAATACGAATACCGCTCTTCTAAATTATTATAAATATATTCAAAGGGTTTTAGAGGTATGCAAGATCCAGATAAGAATATAAAGTGCGTATTATTTTTATCTTTTAATGCTTCAGATAACATTAAATTCTGAGCTTTAACAATAGAAATATCAGCATACTTAGTAGGAATATTTTTCTCTATCTTATATTCTTCAAAAAAATCAAGACGTTCATTGTATTTATAATGAATATATATATTGTATTTACTCTTATCTATATTGCTAAAGAACATATACCACAATTCTTCATGGTTTATAACATTGTATATCAAAAATATAAATGCAATTTTGTTCATATTTAATAATCATATATCAAAATATATTTATATGATGATACTCAATATAAACTATAAAAATTTATAATAAGTAATAAAAATAAAGAGTGCTCTCGGGGAGACTTGAACTCCCAATCTTTGGCTCATAAGACCAACGCTTTAACCGATTAAGCTACGAGAGCATATGTATGTATGAGAGGATTTGCTCCCATATTATATATAATATGCCTAATTCTTATATAAATTTTATAAAATTTATATATTTTTTTAATTTTTATAATAAAAATTGATATGGGTATATAAAATATTTATTACCCACAAAATATGACTACTAACAAGCTGCTCTTCAAAAATTCAAAAATGACCTTTGATACTACAGATAACTATAATCATAAAGTTGTTGCACTGGACGATATTAAAGCCGGTGAGTTGCTAATGGTTGAAAAGGTAGATGTAGAATTTGACGGAGAAAAATTGATTGCACAGATTGCTTCAGATAAAGAATTATTTGATAATTTATATCCAAGATTTGAAGACTGGGAAGATTACTATAATGATGAACAAGATTATGCAGAAAGCAAATTTCTACGTAATCAAATTCTTATCGATTCAGACAAGTTTCCCGAATTCATTGATACAGAACTACAAAATATTAAACACGAGTTGAGAGAAAAAAATGCAAATGTTAAATCACTGGTTAAAAGATACAAGGAGATTGAACATTTTATGAAAAAATATTATAATTATTATGAAGAATATAAAATGCCTCCTGTATTACATGCTGTTGGAGTTCATATTTGCAAATTTAATCATGAAAATATTCCAAATGCAATGTTTCATTTTACAACATATAACATCAATAAAGTATTCGCCTCTGTAACCGCTATTGGAGATATCAAAAAAGGCCAAGAGATTAATGTGTTTTACGGAGATTTGCCTGACTATCCTTGGTATAGCAATATTCCAGCTAATACAGCAAAATTTGAATATCCTAAAACAGTTGTATCAGATAAAGTCCTTGCGATTTGTAACAATTATATTGTAAATAATTCTATTACAATTTTCTAAATAATTTGTAATAATTCATAAAAATAAAGAATGCTCTCGGGGAGACTTGAACTCCCAATCTTTGGCTCATAAGACCAACGCTTTAACCGATTAAGCTAC